ACAAGCGTGGGGGTACGCGAGGGTTCATAGTTTCGCCACTAAGGGGAAGACGTACTACACTGCTGATAAGGATTTGCGATAATTAAAACATCCTACACATACTAGGTTTCATTACAATCTAATATTCTAGGAAGTCTGTAAAGGTAAGGATATCTTGGTCAAGTATAGCTTCTGCAATGTCCGTGAGTTCTTGGGGGAGGTCATCCAGTCCCAGACAGCTCTCGTTGTAGGCTTCGACCATGCTCATGTCTCTATCATCAAAATAATAGAGTAGATCTCTGAGGGTCTTGTCATCGATGGTCTGCATGGCTTTGTAAAACTTTTCTGTGGAAAATGATGATCCTTCGAGGATGTTATTCTTGATGTATACCTCAATATCGTCATCTTGACCGGCGTGAATCTCATCGGATAAACACGTACAGTTCATGAAGACCTCGATGCCACCCGCGACTTCGCAGAGAAATTCTCGTTTGCCAGCAATTGCGGACATGTTTGTTTTTTTCTTGAAAATTACAAGGTTTTGAGTTTACTTAGGTATTAACTTCGACATAGGGGACATCTACTATTTACTGATATCATCTCATCCTGTCTATCATATCTCCTATTGCATTCCTCTTCGTATTCGCGAATTAATGGATATTGTTCGAGAAATGATTTAGGTGCATCATACAAATCATCATAATCTCCATATTCTTCACGCATACCCCCATATTCCTCGTATTCTTCTTCAATATCTTTCGAATAGGGGAATTCTGGTTCATCGTATTTACCGTAATAACAATCGCGAAAACACTGGATACAAATCGCATGCTCACAGTTTGGTAGTGTTATTCCTCTATTTGTTTCAAAGCAAACTGGGCATTCAACCTCGTTTTTGAATACTAATTCTTTACGAAACATCACAGCACAATTCACACATAAATCAGGATCACCTCCACTATCAAGATAACTATTTGGGTGGGGCCATTGTGTTGAACCACAAAATTCAAAATTTTTACAAGGTTCTCTGTCTTCACTCATTTAAAGGGTAATTACATATTCCCTTTAAATGACTGATCGCATTACGTGGGATGAATACTTTATAAACGTCGCAGATCTCGCCTCTGTTCGATCTCCGTGTAATCGACTGAAGGTGGGGTGTGTCCTCGTCAAGAACAACCGCCTCATCAGTATGGGCTACAATGGGTTCCTCGCAGGTACCAACCATAAGTCTATCGTGAGGGATGGACACGAACAAGCGACGATTCATGCGGAGATTAACGCAATCACGGATGCGGCGAAGAGGGGTGCCTCCATCGATGATTGTGTGGCGTACGTGACACATTATCCGTGTCTCAACTGCTACAAGGCTCTAGCGAGTAGTGGAATCAAAAAGGTGTATTACAAATTAGACTACAAGAATGACCCAGTTGTGGAAGATTTGGGTTACGGGGTGGTTATCACTAAGATCAACGTCTAACTTTCTTCAGTCCTTCTTCCTCGAAGATGAGATCAATGCACTTGATCTCATCCATGGTCCACGGAGATGCACCATTGAACGACTTGAGAAATGTGTACATCACATTTTTCTCACAAGTTAACTGTCTGTCAAGGTCAATTTCAGCACCAGGTGTAATCCACGGCCAGTTTTTGACACGGAGGCGAATTGTCTTGAAAGGTTTTCCATCCGACTTAATACGGATACCACCTTCGCTGATGGGTTCAGGTTCAAACTCGTGGTGAGGTATGGCATTGTTCATCTTTTCAATGATGTTCATCACATTCTTCATGGTGAACGAATCACCAATCTTGAAGGTGGGACCGTCTTTGTATGTGTGAATAATCGGGAGAGACATTTTTGTATACAATATGACACCCGGGTTAATCACTTAGGTTTAATTTAAAGAATATACACTCTCAAATCATAATGGACCCGTCCAATATTCCGAAACATATCCTGCGTATCATCCAAGATAGGGAGCTACCCATGGATAAGAAGATGGTCGCCTTCACGATGCATATGCCCATGCTACCCGATGATCCCAGAAATGATCGGGTATGGGAAGACAATCTCGATGTTGGAAAAAAAATTAAGCAACTCGTCGATGATGGTAAAATTTCGTTGGGGAAGATGGATAAAAACTTCAATCTCGACGTGGAGGTTTGATGGCCCACTTATTATTCTTTCTGAACTCTTCATGATCAATTTCCTTGATCCTGAAAATGTTCATCAAAAACTTTTTGATGGGATTCGTGGCGACCTTCTCTTCTGGTTCATCCATAGATGGGAAGCGACGTTTCCCTTCCCCGGGTGCATCAGTTGGTTGGACAAACTCGTCACTCCTTTGAGCCTTCGTACGGATAACTGGTCGTGTGGATGTCGTTTTGAGAGTAAACATAACTTTATAAACGAATACACTTAAAACTTTAATAGCTTCATAAAGTATGAGATGTGTAGCAACCTTTTCAGAAAATAATCTATATAAGATAAAGTTGGCAAGGACACGTCAAAATGTCCTCGAGGGTATGTACCAACGACCAAGTGTAGCAGAGGTTCGACCAATCAAAGAAAATCTGAGACTTCGTTTACGTTTCACAGAAGCGATCAAAGAAGCACAGGAAAAGTGTGAAATAGATAAGAATTCAGTCGAGTGTCACTGGGCCTGGTACGAGGTTGATGAATTAGAAGATTCTATACTACGTCTATATCCCGATAGACTGTAACAATGGGAGGATCGTCATCGTATCCGTAATAACGGATCGATATTCCGAATAATTTCGTCATCTCTGGATCAACCTTTTCGTTGATTTCTTTTTTCCAATTTCGTACGGTTGTCTGAAAATATTCACATCCGTTATCTGAAAATACACAGATACGCATGAACGGTGTAGTGCGTAGCTTTCTCATGTATTCGTATACAGCTTCTGGTAAAGGAACAACTCTATTATAGGATGAGTTAAGTATATCTATGACGTAGTACCCATGTGCGTCACAAATCATATTGACCTGCATAACAGGGAACCCCTTTATGTATGCTTCAAAATCCGCGTTACTGGGTAGGGTGGTAAACACTGGTGTGTCCTGTGTTATAGTCCCATCATGGTGGCCGATACCGGGGTGTGTATGAAACGATATTTCCGAATACCAAACTCTTTCAATCTCCGGAGACTCGACTCGATTATGCTTTTTTGATGTAGCAATATGTGGTTTACTGAAGTCGAAGTTCCTGTACTTGATATTACCGGCAAATTCCCATTGTTTGGAAGAGGATAACTTACTCACCTCTTTCAAATCATGCACAACTTTACGAGAGAGTTGTATCCTCTTCCGTCTTATCATCATAGACGGACGCACGACGGTGCATGTCATTGATAGTTTATATGACTTTTTTTTTAATATGATAACCTGAGTAAAGAAGAGTCGCGTGAAAAAAATCGGATGTGAAATCCGAACAACTTAAAAGATTGAGTATCACTTTAAGTAATGATAGTTGTGATACCACTTGGTGGCATCGGTCAACGTTTCAAAGACCATGGGTACACTCGACCAAAGGCACTCATCAAGATTTTTGGAAAACCTATACTCTATTACTTACTGGATGGTTTGAATTTGGACAATGTTGATTTTGTGTACATACCCTACAACCGAGAGTATTCAGACTATAACTTTGAATCTGTACTAAAAAATGACTATCCACATGTACGCTTCAAGTTCTTCAAGTTGGAGAATCAAACTCGAGGTGCGGCGGAAACCATATATCTGTCACTCAACCAACTGAATACGGAAAATGATACACCTGTATTGTGCTTGGATGGAGACAATTTTTACGAGTGTGACGTCATCACTCAATGGGGAGGAGAAAATTGTGTCTTTACCATGCATGACACCACGTCGAAGCCCATCTATTCTTATGTCGAATGTAATGACTGTTCAAACATATGCGATGTAAAGGAAAAGGTGAAGATTTCTGACCATGCATGCACAGGTGCGTATGGTTTTAAATCTATGTCTGAATTGAAAAGGTTTGCCCTCGAAATTATACGCGACGACGAGAGGCAACATTCTGAATTTTACATGAGTGGTGTCATCAAACGAATGTTGGATGGTGGCATGGTCTTCAAGAATAAATCAGTCGACAAGAGTCAATTTATTTGTTTGGGTACACCTTTACAAGTCAAACAGTTTTACAACAACTTCCCACTCGTTTCATCCATTCAAAGTACGAACCGCATACAAAACAAGAGGGTATGCTTCGACCTGGATAACACTCTCGTGACCTACCCACTCGTCAAGGGTGACTATACGACTGTGAAACCGATCGAACGTAACATACGATTTCTTCGTTACCTAAAAAAACTTGGAAACACAATCATCATATACACAGCGAGGAGAATGAGAACCCATCACGGTAACGTCGGTAAAATAAACGCAGATGTGGGGAAGATTACCTTTGATACTTTGGATGCATTTGAGATACCATTTGATGAAGTGTACTTTGGTAAACCATATGCAGATTTTTACATAGATGACCTGGGTGTCAGTCCGTTTCAGGATTTGGAAAAGGAGATGGGGTACTACGACAACAAAATCGAACCCAGAGATTTCAATAGTATAGACTACGAGAGTATTGAGCATGTTATCAAAAAGGGTGTAGACCTTAGTGGAGAAATTCACTACTACTCAAACATTCCAAGTGAAATCAAGGATATGTTTCCATTGTTTTTTGGTAGTGACAACACAGATTCCTATAAGATGGAGCGAATTAAGGGCACCACGGTATCTGATTTGTACACGTCTGAACTTTTGACTACCGAAACCTTGACGCACATCATGAATAGTGTCGCAAGAATACAGAGAGTCACCATAGAGGACGATGATGTAGACATATACAAAAACTATTCAGAGAAGTTGAAGAAGCGGTGGAATGCATGCGACTACTCAAGATTTGAGAATTCTGAAAAGGTGTACAAAGACCTTCTTGACAAACTAAAATCATATGAGAATTCTGGGATGGGTAAAAAAGTTGTCGTACACGGTGACCCTGTGTTCACAAACATCCTAATCAACAACCATGACAAGATTAAATTCATAGACATGCGTGGTAAAGTTGGTCAGGTGTTGTCGATAAACGGAGACTGGTTATATGACTGGGCAAAGATGTATCAGTCTCTCATTGGGTATGATGAAATATTGTCATGTAAAAGTGTGAGCGAAACATACAAAACGAGGATGGTCGAATGCTTTGAGACGCACTTCACACAAAAGTACTCTGAAGAGGATTTGAACAACCTGAAGTTGATAACGAAGAGTTTACTATTCACCCTAATTCCCTTGCATGATGATGATAAATGTCAGTTCTACTACGGATTGTTACGTAAACTTCCCTAAAAGCTTCGTTCCTTCGTATAGTCTTTTATTACCGTCAGCCGTCACTTTATGGTACCCTCCCCTGTCAAGACTGAACCTAAAAAATAGGGGTCTTTTATCCACAAGATGCTTGATTTTTAGATTTTCTGTAAAAGCCGCCTCAGACTTCCAACTTTTTTCAAAAGAATTGTCCATATCATTCTTATGCAAAAACCCGTCTTGTATGGTGTCATAAAAATCTTCAAACGCTCTGAAAAATGTACGGGGTTCCGCGTAAAAAGAGCAGTCACTCATGCTGTGTACGACACCCTGTTCAGCCTTTAAATTTTTGAGTGTCTCTTTGAATTCACCACCAGTCACTCTACAATCAAATCTGAATTTGAGAAGAACGTCATATTCGAGTAGTTCATCCTTAAATTTGTGGATGACATTATCCAAGTGCAACCACTGTAACATATTGTGTTGCATGTTCGTTTTATCCAATCCCGCTGGGAATCGTATGTCTGTACCGGGGTCTATGAGTACACTCTTATTTACTTTTCCAATGCGATTGATGTAGTCCGCGTGTTTTTTGTAACTACCACAGAAAACGTCATAGTCTTCGAACTGTTTGACGATAATATCTTTCGTCGAACAATTCCTGACATCACCCGTGATTATGATGGCAACTTTACTCATTTAATTAGTTACTCAGATTATCTTTATGTTAAAGATTAAATTCCTGTCATATGTAATGGATCTTTCCAAAATTCCACCCCACATCATGTAGGTCACGATGCCTCAGAAGATTTGGTCTTAAGATGAACATTTATATAAAGAGGTTTTTCATCGTTAAAAACCTAAGTAAAGAAAACCCACGTGAAATGTACATCATGAACATGCTTACCGAACTCAAGAACCTCATCAACGAGCACACCTACCTCAAGGATCTCTGCAAGGAACAGGCTGAGAAAATTGAACAGCTCAAAGAACTCTACCGAAAGTCTGAAGAAGAGCGAGTTGCCACTCTCGAGAAACTCAATTCGAAGCTTTTTGATGAGGTTGAAAAGCCTTCACTCTTTGAGACGACTGCTCGAACCAAAACGCACACCCTAAACAAGGATATTGCCGAGCATCTCAAGGAACTTGGTGAGATGACATCTGACTTTTACAAAGCTGCGGCGTACAACACGGCTGCGGATATCATCGCCACTCTCGACTTTGAGGTGCAGAATGGTGAGAGCCTCCTCGAGATTAAGGGTATTGGGAAGGGTATCGCCACCAAGGTTGACCACTTCCTCGACGAGTACTTTGAGGACTCTGAATCGGTTGCCTCCAACGAGGGTCAGATTCTCGAAGAATCAGATGACGAGTTCTTCGTTTCCTACAACAGTGAACTCGCCGACGTTCTCGACGAGCTCGCCTACCATGAGGAGGATGAGCACAAGAGTGCGGCGTATGATCACGCTGCTCAGATCATCGACCGACTTCCGTTCGAAGTGACCAGCGGCAAAGAACTCGCGAAGGGTCCCAAGAAGGTGAAGGGTATTGGCAAGAGCATTGCCAACGTCATCGACGAGTTCCTCTCGACTGGCAAGGTGCAGAAGCTCGAGAAAGGTACCTCCACCAACGAGGAAGTCGCACACGCTCTCGATGATTATGCTGACAACCTCGAAGACCCCTTCAAGGTTCGTGCCTATAAAAAGGCTGCTGAATCTATCCGTAATCTCGACTATGACGTGACGAGTGGTGAAGAACTTACGAAGGGTCCCAAGAAGGTGAAAGGTATTGGCAAGGGTATCGCACACAGGATTGATAAGTTCCTTCAGGCTGGTGTGATGAATTAAATCCAATTGGCTTTGGCCTTGACTTTTTTCCATTTGGGTTTCCTCGTGAGTCGTGAGAGTAAATATACATAGAAGAGTAGGACACCCATCTTCCTTTTAATAAAGACCAATAAATTTCTCGACTAATACTAAACAATGACTCCAGTACTCGTATCCGTAGACAAGGCGGGTGATCTCAAGATTGGTCGTAAGAAGTGCCGTCTCTACAAGAAGGATGAGGTGGTGAAGGTTGCCAAGAAGTATGGTATCAACACCGAGAAGAAGACTGTCCAGCAGCTGTGTGGTTCCATCAAGGCGAAGGCGAAGAACAGCATGAACAATATGCCTCTCGCGAAGATGTACCCCGAGGCTGCTAAGAAGCGTGCTGTTGCGAAGAAACGCGCGGAAAAGAAGGCTCTCGATAGGAAGATTGCCGCCAACTTCATGAGGAACATGACCACCAAGATTCCCGCACCCAGACCCAAGCCACGTAGCCCCAGTCCAACCGCCGTTGCGCGCGCCAGGGCTAACATTAAGAATATGGTAAATAAACGTGTTTCTTATATGAATTCGGATACCATGAAGAAGATCAACCAGTCGTCTCCTCGTGCAGTGATGCGTATTGCTCGGGAACTCCGTCGTCTTCGCTAAGATCGTTATAGACCTTCTCCTCGGTGTCATAGAAGGCTTCGCTGTCTCCAATCATCATCTCCTTAACGGTCTCGTATAGGACTGTGGTGAGTGCGAATTTGTAAGCGAGAAATCCCACGAAAGTAGCTCCATAATCAAAGTCAAACGCGAAAGGTGCGTTATTCCACGACACTTCAAAAGCAGCGGTACACACTGGTGCCAAAAACTCCTTCTGAATTGCCGAATTTTCAAACTTGTCCACCCTATCCGATAGAAGGGTCACATACGCGTACGACGCGGCGGCTCCCAAAACGGCCGACACACCTTGGTCTGCCCCCTGAGTGATGAAGTAGGAAGCACTCAGAGCCGTACCATATCCAGCTGTAGACCTCTTGAGGGTTGTCTTGAGACGGGAGTATTCAGTGGGGACGACGGGCTTGACGAACGCGTAAGTGAGGGACATATTTAGAATATACAGTGTTCAATTCTTTATTACAAATTGTAATGAACTCGCAAGTAATCTTGGCGAGCCTTCATATCTCTGATCTCAATCTCCAAGTTCCTCTTCAACTCCATGACTTGGTGTTTCGTCATTTCGATTCGGTGATTTTCAAACATCTTATAGTCCTCATAAATTTTACGCTCAAACTTTTTGCTCACGAGTTCTTTACGTTCCGGTTGTGATAGATGAGTAAAATCTGTGAGTCGAACATAATTCTCAAAGGTGGCTTCACTTGAATCGGTATCTTCGAAAATATTGGTATCGAAAATTGGTGTATGACTCGTGAAATGTTTCATGGCAGCCTCCTTGACCTTCTTGGTGATTCGTTGGATGGGCTTCAACGTCCTCAATTTAGCATTGGCAACTCTCAGATCACGTACCAATAATCGAAGACCTTCATCATTTTGAGCCCATTCATCATACCACCCGGGATGCCACGAATCATCTTCATCACTTTCACTCTCACTTTCAGAGTCCGAATCACCGAAATTTAGGACAGGGGCGAATGGAACACCGCGGTTATCAGTCACTGGTGGATCATCATTCTTGGGGATGTTATCATGAACTTGTTTGAGGTTGTCACACATTTCCAAGTAGGTGCCTTCGGGGATCATCTTGGAAATGTCGTCTAGACATTGCATGAGACTGCGGAGATTATCCATTTTTATATATTATTTCTGACAACTTCAATTCCACTTAGGTTTTCAACTTTTTGATTGCGGCTGCGATAAAAAACATGATCGGTGGTACAGAAAAGGAACCAGCCGTTGTCATGAAGGCAGCACTCGCATCCTCGGGTGTCTTGATTTCACCATTGATGACTTTTGAAATAGAATTCTCCATCAGTTTATCAACTGTAGTATCGATGGGTTTCACGATGAGAGGTATCGCGAGGAGTCCTACGATCGTGGGTACAAAATGTAAGTCATCATTCGAAACAATGTTTGCGGATAGATTCACAATCACCCGGATGATCGATCCGGGCCAGAAGACGGAAGCGAGCATCTGCCATGTCAGAGTTTCCGTGGAAATTCGGAGAGTGTCAATGATTTTGTCTTCTTCTTCGGCAGCATCAAACGCCTTCTGTCCCTTGTCGATCGTGTCGAACATGACATAGGATGCGGCGACACAGTAAGATGCGGGAAGACCCCACTCTGGGAGATACGATGTAAAAGCTTCACCAAGCTCATTCGCGTACCCCATGTACCGTAGGGAAGTTTCACGGTAAGGGTCAACATTCTTATATGCTGTAGCGTATACTTTAAAACGCTTCGTGTGTCTTGGTGTGAGTATTGGTCTGCAGGTAGCTAGAGCTAACATTGTAAGACACGCGTGTTTAAACTTTATATCTCCTGTAGATTGTCGTTTGAGTCTTCGAGCCAATATAAACGTTTCACGATCGCATCTCTGTACCGACTTCTAAAATCATTTTCGAGTTCCATGTACTTTTTACATAATTGGGTAACAGTCTTTTTATCGAAATGTCCAGGGTCGACGTCATGAATCCGACTATAATGTCTCAGTACCCTCTCACGCATGGGTTTGGATGTGCGACGTATAGGTTGGTGATTCGACAGTTCACTTTCGAGATAGTTTATCTGTAACTGATTAAAGTCACTGTCGAGTTCAATCGATCTGTCAATATAATAGTTATTGAAATAACTGACGACACGCTGATCGTCACTCATGGGGATGATATGAAAATTATCATAGTCGAAAAACATGACCGGATCACTCCGTTTATTGTAGGCACTCTTCAAGTTGTTACAGATTTCCAGGTAATCACCCTCTGGTAAGACCTTTGAGTGTTTATCTATTAGTTGCATAGCCTTCAATAAATTTTCCATGCTTAATCTTTCTTATTTTAATTTGTCTAAGTAACTTAACGAATGTACAATAAGACCGAATGTCAGACTGGTATTGTTCATATAGGGTATGGAAACTTTCACAGGGCACACCAGGCGATGTACATTCACGAGTACATGAAGGAAACTGGAGATCTTCGTTGGGGTATCGTAGCTGTTAACTTAAGAAATGAGGGTTTCAGAGAGATTGATGACTACATATTGAAAACACCATCGAAATACATGATGATTAGATCACATCTTGACTACATCGACTGGACCAAAAATAGGACGATCGCGAAACATATGCTTACTTTACCCAGTGTTCATCTCGTCACTATCACGGTAACAGAGAGTGGTTACGCACCAGGGTCCCCACTTTTTGAATACTTGGCATGTGGTCTTCGTAATCGTAAAAGTCCTATAACGATCCTATCATGTGACAATATTCGCCAAAATGGTCTCGTTCTCGAAACACAATTTTTAGCGTATCTATATCATACCAACCAACACGAACTCGCTGTGTGGGTCAGGGAAAATGTCAAGTTCCCTTCGTGTATGGTCGACCGCATTACACCTCGAACGACGGACGCACTCCGTCAGGAAGTCGAGAATGTATTCCCTGGTCATGGTTCAACTGCTGTGCAAACTGAAGAATATACACAATGGGTCATTGAAAATAAGTTCGCTACAGACTTCCCCGATCTGACCAAGGTTGGTGTCGTCATCAGTGATGATATTGGACCCTACGAAGAGACGAAGATTAGGATTCTCAATGGTGGTCACACATCACTCGCCTATATTGGTGTTCTCTCTGGTTACACGACATTCGATCAGGTTATGAATGACCCATCACATCGTAAACACTTCAAACAGCTTCAACGAGAAGAAATTGCCCCCTCGATTGACACTGAACTACCCTTCGATGTATACGACTACATTGATACTGTCGAGGAGCGATTTTCAGATGCGACGAACGTCGATGAGTTGGATAGAATCTGTATGGATGGGTTCACAAAGTTTCACACCTTCGTGGTACCTTCTCTCCGGAAGTGTCTCGAGCAAGGGAAACGACCTATACACATCTATAAGAGCATCGTGGCATGGTACATATATTCGAGAAGGTTTGCTAGGGGGTGTACAAAAATCCGATACAACGAACCAAATTGGACTTTACTTGAACCCTTGTTGAGAGATGGGGCTATTGACGCATTCGTGTGTTCGGAGCGTTTATGGGGAGATATACCAAGAATATACATTACATTTACTAGAGACCTGAAATCCCTGTTACTCTCTCAAACCTATGAGAAAGAAATTGACTTGCTAACAGAAATGAGCACGTAACCTGTCAACTTTCTGTATCGCCTCATCTTCCTCGTCATCATCTTCGCATGCTTGGCAAGGTGTGTCAAACATGTGACAGGTGTGTTCACCATTCTCAACCATCTCACGAACATCGGGGTCGTGCATGATATCATCATCGTCATCGTCAGGTGGATCCAGTACAACTTCTTCATAATCGACGCGTGTTACTTTTTTGGCTTCGAGCTCTTTGACACGCTGCCGAAGTCTCTTGATCTCATTGTCAAAATCCTCTTCAGTCCAGTCATCAAACTCATCTGGGGAGGGCTTCATCTCAACGAAAATACCGGGAGGGAGTGGATGGCTTCGGGTAGAACCCATTTTTTTCTTGAAAATATAAATTCTGAGCCTCACTTAGGTATGGAACACGTACGAAAAATCATGGATATCATGGATGATGAGATGTTCCCAACAAAGAGAGAGTGGGTGTATGTGAAGATATGCAACGAACTAAAACAAATACATATTCAATTACAGGAATTCTCTAGACTAAAACAACTACACGCACCAGGGACGATAGATCCTTCCGCGTGTATTGAAGTACGATCACTCCCTAGACCTGACCCCTCCGCACCGCCCTACCATAATACCTGAAATCACGTTGTGCGAGTGTTCCCCTGTGCACAAACCACATGAGTTCCTCACATCCATGCGTTTGGTTAAGTTCTCTCCAATATAGGTTAGATGCTTCTCGGATCTGTTTATAGATGGCTAATTTCAATTTATCTGTTGGATCTTTTTCGTGTTCTTCGAAGGCGTCTCGGAGAGCTTCCGTACTTCTGATCCACGTGTGGCATTTATTGAATGCATCTGATGTCATGATGAAATCTTCACCAACCACATCAGGTGTAACAAGTAATCGATCCCTGCTTTTGTACATTTCTTTCAGTAATCGACACATTCGGATATAATCACCTTCGGGTATTTTATGGGAGTTTTTATCGATGAGACTCATAAGTTCTTCCATTGTTTCTTAAAATTACAAATGTCCCTATTCACTTAGGTTTCGGACCACTCTTCATGTAACTCTCGTAAGAATTCATTTAAACCTGGGTAATCAACTTCCCTCCATCGCTGATGAAGCTGTTCTCTTTCTCTCTGAGCATTGGTATCGGGATCACTCGGTAAATGTAGGGGTTGGTTCTGATTCAACAAGAACGATGGTGGCTTCACTTGCTTTCGAAGTTCTTGTATAGTGTCACACATCTGGAGATAGTCCCCATCTGGGATCCTCTCCGAGTTCCGGTCAATAAGATCGATAAGTTTATGGAAGAGATCCATCTCGACTTTAAATTTTATGTATTGTGAACTACTTAGGTTGTGATATTCAGTTCTATTGACAAAAAGGTAGTGCATGAAGGTTGGGATGTCATGATTATATTCATCTTCGGGTTCGAGTGGAATCCACGAGTATCGTAAAATAAACTCCATGGCATCACTCGTAACGTCTGGGTAACTTTTCATCGTAAATGTATATCTATCTTGTATGATGGACATACACTGCAATAAAAAGGGGAAATACTCTTCAGTACAATCAAATATCAGTTCATCAATAAACTCCATATAAAGTTGATGACAACGTTCGACATTCCATTGTCTTTTTCTGTGTATGATATTTCTAAAACATAGAGATTGTCGACACATGGGACATGTCGCACAATTCCGATGCTGAAGATACCATTTCTTTGTACACGAAGCACAAAGAGTATGCCCACATGTCAACTGTATAAGACCTGTATCAGAATAACAAACGGGGCATTCCATTACTCATCATTGTATTAAATCTCTAAGTTTCTAAGATTCATCGATGATCTAGAATTTTTATTGTATTTAGAGGCATACAAGTTAAATTCGTCATACAGATACGTGATATCATCGTTTCTATAAAGGGCACGTCTCACTTTATTGGACAGTTCCATGATATCATAGAACGTATCACTGTCGGATTCTTTCTCCACTACGAAGGACATAAGCCTTTTGCACTTCGTAAGGAGAACATCAAGAAGTTCTCGACGCTCTGAATAAGGATTTTCAGATACTTGAATATAACGAACCTCGTTACATTGATTGATAGCCCGGATCAAAACTGGTTGATGAGTGTTCGTCCTCACCCCGACAAACTCTAAAAAACTTTTAAACATTTTTTTTGGGTGCCGCTGGGCACTCGGGTTCTTGGATGCAGAGATTCCAAATCTCTCGCTGAACGTCTGTACAGAGTGTGTTCGTAGCCTGGCAAAAAGCCAATGCAAAGTCTTGTGTAAACATCATTACTTGTAGATTCTCCAGAATCGACTTAGGAATGCATTGATCAATCTTTTCTGTTCAGGCTCAGGCTCAGGCTCAGGCTCAGGCTCAGGCTCAGGCTCAGGCTCAGGCTCAGGCTCAGGCTCAGGCTCAGGCTCAGAAAGACGCTTCAATCGAAGATATTCCAGTTCGATATCAAGATAGAAACGTTGAGGGGCATCCCATAAAATCTTCCTAGTCATTGTACACAGGTTACTGAGGTAATAAGGAGTCATGTCATATAGAGTACCCCAGATGGCTCGGAGGATCAGCATCTCTTTTTTGTTTACATAGACTACACCCTTTTAACTAATTTAAAAAATGTACACTTAAAATAGGTATGCCCTGCCAACTGTGTCGCAAGAAGTGTGGTGTTCCCATTGATTGTCAATATTGTGAAGGTAGCTTCTGTCCAAGTTGTATCAACCTAACGAAACACGATTGTCAAGGTGCCGACATTAAGAAACTTAAACAGCGTCAAGAACTAAAGGAAAAGACAGCCTTTGAGCCACCACCAAAGTGCTTAAAGATTTGATACAAGTATAAGATATGTTGGCTGAGATGCCCGAGTTGGTCTAAGGGGTACGACTTAAGATCGTCTGTGCGTTCGCACGCGTGGGTTCGAACCCCACTCTCAGCACTATCTTCCATAGCTCAGTAGGTAGAGCGACAGACTGTTAATCTGTAGGTCATCGGTTCGATCCCGATTGGAAGAGATCACGCTCCTATAGTGTAGTTGGTTAACACTGTGGACTTTGAATCCACCACCCCAAGTTCGAATCTTGGTGGGAGCTTCCCCTCTCTTAGCTCAGTTGGTAGAGCAGTGGACTGTAGTTCCATTTGTCACCTGTTCGATTCAGGTAGAGAGGACCATTCCTTCATAGCTCAGTTGGTTAGAGCGTGCGACTGTTAATCGCGAGGTCATCGGTTCGATCCCGATTGAAGGAGACTCTGACCGATCATAAATCGAAAACTTACCCTCACTTCGTATCATGGTTAAAGAATATATGCATCTCTTCATTATATGAAAACTTTTTACGTTTGTTCATATGGTGGTTGTGGTTCCAAGATGTTGTGTAAAGCGTTGGAACGCTATGGTAATGTCGAACATGTACATAGTCGGATGCCACCGAGAAATCTAGAGTTTATAGGTCGTCGTGGTGGGGGGACTACGTACATCGAATGGTTCAATGGGGTCCAGATACCCGAAGAAAAGATCGATGATTATTATGTCATCTACATCTACAAGAATCCAGTGAGGTCAATTTTGTCTAGATTTACAGATCCCCTCCATCTGGACCACATCCAAACCAATAGAAATACCACAATTCAAGATGTCGTCGATTCTTCTAAGGACCTCTATGGTGTGAAAGAGTTTTACGGTAACTACACTCAACCAGGGAACAGGAATTACAGTATTTATTGTGTCAAATATGAAGACATTTTCGAAAAACAAGATGAATTGAGTGAACTTTTGGGTATTGGTAAACTTGGTATAGAAAAGAGAGAAACTAACCGCGTACACAAAGATTATGATAAACTAACTGAAATCTACAAAGACCTCATAGAGACTATGGAGAAGAATGAATTTATCACTGTGAACGGGTAACTATTTCTTTTTGATAAACATCTGACCGTCATGGATACCGCTCTTGTCGATGTCGATGACGTTCCTGTATCCATTCGCAAATGCCTGTAAACCCGCTGTTGGGTTCACAGGGTCGGGACCGTAGTCATCGAGAATCATCCACCCCCCCGACTTTAATTTACGCCACGAAAGAACAGCGTCTTCCAAGGCCCATTCAGCTTCGTGGTTTCCATCAACAAAGATGATATCAAATGTATCATCTTCCAGAGTCGGAATCACGTCACGAGAAAATCCGCGATGAATCTTGAGTTTATTCTTTACTTCGGGTGAAGCATTGTCCAAATTTTTTAGGAACTGTTTATAGATTTTATCCTGATCACCAACATACTCGACGTATTCCTCATAATCAACCCATGGGTCAATCGCGTGCATCTCCGTATCTGGGTGTTTACAGTAAGTGTCTGCAATCTCCCATAGGTTCATCCCATAGTGAACTCCGATTTCAAGGTATTTGATGGGCTTATCCTCTGGTGTGATAATCTTTTCCCACCATGAACAGGGTCTGAATTTAGTTCCTTCCATGTATATATTTAAGAATGGTAATCTTTATACACTTAAAATAATCTCGTGTAAGTAAAACACAATGTCTTCGGTTGGCCTCATCGGTCTCGGTGCTATCGGGGGTAACCTCGCTCTCAATCTCCAGCGTTCTCGTGATGTCCACGTGTATGGTCGCACAAAAGAAAATGTTGATGCAGTAGCGAACAAGAGTGACGCGATCCATGGTCACACCGATATGGATACCTTCATTTCAGAAATGGATACCCCACGCACCATTTTCACAGCTCTCCCAAACGGTGAAGCCACTGACGGAGTTGTCAAATCCCTTCTTGGAAAACTCGACCCGAACGATACCATCATCGACTGCTCCAATGAGCATTATAGGACATCGAGAAAGAGGGGATCTAAGTGTAGGTCGAAGAGCGTGAACTACGTTGGAACCGGACTGTCGGGTGGTGCGTTTGGAGCTCTTTCGGGACCTGCTTTGATGATTGGTTGTGACGAAGATGTGTTCATCAAGAATACCGATCTCTTTTCCAGTTTTTGTAAAAATTTTACGCACATGGGCAGTGATTACGGGGTTGGTCACTTCACGAAGATGGTTCACAATGGTGTGGAATACGGTATGCTCCAGGGTGTCGCTGATGTATACGCATATTGCAACCAGGATGCGTTTTACATGAAACAGGCACTTGACGAAGCTAAAAAGACTGACGCTGATGGGTACATCGTAAACTCAGCTCTTAAAGTATTGAGTGACTATAACGTTTCTAAGATTCT